CCTTCATATAAAGGACATCTAATCCGCCTTGAAATAGGATATCTAAAGATCCTTTTGGAATACCAAGACCACCTGTGACCTCAACACCCTCTGCTGCCTTACCTTCAGGTGTAGTAAATGGTTCTAAACCTTTACCAATAAACGGAATCTTTGTAACTCCCTTTGGAAGTCCTATCCAAATAATATCATTACCTGATGTTTGGCCTGCTGGAACTTCATTACCCTCTTGGTCAGTTACAAGACCTGCTTTATTTGGTGAGTTCCATACAAGATATCCGCGATTAACAATTGCTGGATTAGCTACGGCCATTTTAAGCCAAGTTTTGTAAGCGTTTTCTTGAGCTGAAAAGAATGGGTTAATATATTTCATAGCAGCAGCAAGATTAGATTTACGTTCAATATTAAATAGAACGCCCTTCATTTCTCGCAATGCTACTTTATGAGCAGCACTCATAATTTCTTCTTGATCAGCAATAGATAATCTATCACCTTTAAGGCCAGCCATTATATCAACGCGACGTTTAGCCTCTTGACGATAAAAGTTAATGTATAAAGGATTTCTTGCCCAAGCATCTTCAGGCAAAGTTGCAAGCATTTTAAATGCTCCGTTAATAAACTTCTTTATATTTTTATCAGAAGGGTTAAATAATTGTTCTTTTAATATATGACCGTGAATAATAGGTAATTCGGTTGGGTCTTTAAAAGTTGATCTTAAATCATTAGCAGTGATGTCAGTAATTTTATCACGCAAGTTAGATGATGCTGGTAAATACTGATCTAAAAATTGACTAGATTTTGTAACGTATTCTGCTGCTTCATCAGATTGAATACTTAATCTATTTCGTAGGTTACGTCCCTCTGGTGAATTTCTAAGCCAGCGAGTAATATCATCAACTGACTCACCAGCAATAATTTTTTTAACAACTGCTGAGTTACCAAATTGAGTACGTAATGTTTGTGCCCATTGTTCAAAGTAACCTGGATCAGTTGGACGTATAGCTCCAATACCAGTAGATGCTACTTTACGCATATACATATCGGTATTGCTATCAACCATACGCTCAAATGAGTTACCAGAAGAAGCAATCTTACGGAACATATCTCCTAGTGGACCGCCAAAAGCATCGTGAAGAACATATTTTTGACCATCAGATGTAACTGCTTCAAATGATCCAGTACCAATACGGGCTTTAGGATCAGAACCCTTTGATCTATTTAATAAATTTGCATAATGATTATATACAGCTAACTTTTCTTGTTCTAATTCTTTAAGAGTATTGACTTTACCAGCAAGATCTAAATCGTCTGGGTCTAAAGACAACTTTGTCTCACCAATAGATATATCTTTTTTCAAAGTTTCAAGTTCTTTTACAACACCAACATTTGCCTGTTGAATTTGCTTTAAAGTCATACCAGCTTCTACTGGGGCATATCTATCAATTAGTCTTCCTGGAACAGCAACAGTATTATTTAATAAATTTTTGAAGCCAGGGCCTAAGTGACGTAATGTAACAAGAGAACCTACGGATGCTGCTATACGAAGTTGAGAATCTATGCCGTTACGCATAGTATAACCAAGACGGAGTAAAGCGCCTGCTTTGAAAGCATCTTGTAATATATCTGCGTAGTGTAAAGTTGTATCTACGGGTGTGCCAATAAATGAATTGAGTAATGATTTATTACGTTTAAGTAATCTATCCATTAATTGAAAATCCATCAATGGTAAATAGTTGGCAGTCTGAGACTCAAATTGAGGAATTTTAAGAATTGATTCATCAAGATCAACCATAAAGCCTTTATCTTTAATAGACTTTAATGCTGAAGTTCTTGCGCCATTCCAATCGTTATAAATTCGATCTGCTACTGTTTCATTAATGTTATGTCTTTTAGCAATAGCCCTAAGAACTGTAGTTTCAAGATTTCTTACTACATTAAATTTAGCCTCTGGTGTAGCGGCAGCCATATAATTATCTAATATAGTTTTAGATTGTTGTTCATCAAAAAGGTTAAGACCTCGTAATGATTTTTGCGTTAATCTTGGTGAGGTATCTGGACCAATAACATTTATAGTTGCAATTATTTCTCTATAAGAATCAGGGTCATTAAAGTCAACTAAACCTGCTGGACGCTCATTTTGATTCCAAGAAAACTTTTGGTATAAACGATGAAAGGGAGTAGGTTGAAATACTTCTACTTTAGGATTACCAACTGTTTTGTCATAAAATTTAACAGCACGAGATTTAGCAACAAGATCTTCAACACCTTGTAATGCTTTACCAGTAGTGCGAGTAAGAGCACCGCCACCCTTGCCTACTTCCATTAAGTTAGCAAAGTATTGATCTGTCTTAGCTAGTGACTCATAATTACGTATAGCCTCTTCAGCAACTGCTGGACTATCATTTAAGAATGGAATCATTCCAGTTCCATCTGGAGCAGCAAATAATTTATATTCATCTACTGCGGACATTTTGCCACGAGCAGCCTCTAACGCATCAGTGATGTACGCTCTTTGTAAGGCTAATTCATCCATAGCAGCAGGGTCTGACATAGCAGAACGTAAGATAAGTGCTGTTTCATCACGGTCTATTGAATCACCTAATAGGTGTGCAAGTAATCCTGGGTTAGTTGATGACTTAACCATAGGATGAGAAATAGCATAAGCAGAATCGTTCTTAGTAAAATCATCTAATACTTTACTGAAACGGTTATTAACTCCGTATTGAGCCTTAGTAATATCTTCTGCTGCTTTAGCCACAACATCGGCATTAGTTAATTTACCTACACCTATTTGACTTGCTTTAAGAACCTTAACTCCCTTACCAGCAGCAAGGGTTACATCTCCAATAAATTGAATACCAAGATCAAAGCCACCGGATAGTGCTTTACCCCAAGCGCTATTTTTAAATGCTTTTTCTCTTTGTGCTGGATCATAAACATTAAACTTTGGGTCATAGATAGATCTGTATTTAGACATAACAGCTTGACCGTATGAAATCTCTTGTGCGCCTTTATAGGCTTTTCGCCAAGCGTTAGGATCAAAGAAAGTTCCTAAACTATCAGTTTTAACCATATCACCTTGAACTAATTCAAAGGTGGTAAGTGGTTCTCTAATATACTCTTGGTTGATTTTGTTGATACGTTCAAGTGTTGGTTGAACACCAGGAACTTTCATAATAGCACCACCAGCAGAAGCTAAAGGTTTAATTATGTTTTTGTTATTTTCGTTCCAATAACCTCTTACTGTATCAATAAATCCAGAGTATTCATCTGAACTATTCCAAGGGGCAGTACCTAAATCCCAACCTAATTTTACTGTTGATCCTGCACCAACTAATACTTCTCCGCCCCATTTAGCAAGATTAGTTGCACCACGAGCAGTACTTTCAACTTCATCACTTGCAATTCTTCCAAAGGTTGAAGCTACATCACCGATTCTGTTCCATACACTCACAACATATCCCATAACTGCCGAATTGCTTGGCGGGTTTCAGGTGAGGTGTTAGGTAAATCTGAAATGTAATTAAGTACCGGTTTATATGCTGAAATGGTTGCTCTAAAATTTGTGTCATCTGGTTGACGCAGAGTAAGTGCTTCTGAACCCATACCGGCACCAACATCAATTCCTTGAGTAACTGGTTCATTTGGGCGCTCAGTTGGAGCAAACATAGGAGTTACTTGTGCAGATTGTGCTGCTGTTTTAATTTGTGAAGCTGGTGCTGGGCGAACATCTGGAGTTCTAGCCAACGGAGCACCTGAAGCCATCTCTGCTGTATCTTTTGTATCACCATATGCGTTTGATGGCATACGATCTAAACGCTTTGCATATTTACCAGGACCTGACACTCCTTTAATTGGATTAACTGCATCTTCAAGCGCCATCTTGGTCCTCCTGTATCTTCTCTAAATCGTTAGCAAAGTCTTCCCAAATTTTTTTTACTTTGGTTTCTCTACTAGCATTATAAACTGTTAATTCTAAAAATTCTTCTGTTAGTACTACTACACTCTGTGCTATGTTATTAAAAAATCCTGCAAGTACAACTAATATATCTGCGAGGTGAATCGGGCGTGGTACGAAATCTTTGTTATCGTCCACACCCAACCACCTATCTAATAATTGATTAGCCCTTTTTTACTTTGTTTCCTTTACGAGCTGCTGCTGTATAGCCGAAATATGTCTTTCCGCCTGCTGGCTTAGAAGTATCCTTCTTGCCCTCAACTGGCTTTGACATAGGAGCTGATGCTCTTGATCCTTTGTTCATTGTTCACCCCCTTTACTTTATGCCGCGCCGCCGATTGAGGCGAGCAATGATGCAATATCAGGTCTACCTTGTGGTTCTTGTCCAGGAGCAGGGGCCGCACCGCCAGTTTGTACTGGAGTTGGCTGCGAGGCAGGAGCGGGGGCCGCACCTGCTGCTGGCATCTGAGGCATCCCTTGAGGAGCCTGCGGTTGTGGTTCAAGCATAAATGCCTTCTCCACAATGTTTTCAATTTGCATACCTTTTTGTCGTCCCTGAATTACTTCAGCAATACGACTAATGATTAATGAAGGATCTTGTCCTTGTGCTGCTAATGCTGGAATTGCTTGAGCATATTGTGCTACAGCTACTCTTAACGCATCACGCATTTCTTCAATATCAACTTTTTGTTCTTCTTGAGTAACGTTAATCTCAACCGGAATCTCACGTCGTACATAATCACGAGATACAAGTTTATCGCTACGCATTTGTAGTAATGCAATAACTGCACGGTTAGGATCTAGTCCTGACATAATTCCGTAGCGGACATCTACAGTGTAATCACCATTGATAGCACGGCTTGGAACATACTTCATTGTGTACGGAGTACCGTCATCAATTCCGCGAATCTCTTTTACTTTGTTACCAAATATCTTCTCATCTGTTTCAAAACAGATACTTACTAACTCGGTAAAGACTCTAGCAAATTGTGATTGTGCTGCTTTAATCTGTGTATCAAAGCCTGCTTGTAATGCTTGAACTCCGCGACCTGTTACAACGGATGCGTCAATATTGCCGGAACGAGATTCAGGGTAACGAGCACCCATACGAAGTTCACGCTCTAAAACATTAGATTCAGCAAATACACCTTGAGGAAGTTCTAGTGGAACTCTACGGATTGCTTGAGGGTTTGATGAACGCATAATTGCATCAGGTCCCAAAGCAAGTTCTTGTACATCTTGTGGAATAGCAATAGGTGCTTGAATAGATTTCTCAGCA